TGACAGTGACTCTGACCCTGGGCCTTCTAACCTCGGGGCCGCCCAGGGCGAGTCATCAGCTTAAAAGGTCACGCTGTCTCACACAAACAATCCCGGGAACAGGCTCTGACGTTTCCCCCTGCAGACCATTTGAGGAACCAGGAACTACTCTCCAGAAAAATAACCTCGCCCTTACCCACTTCCCCTTGCCTTGAAAAACAAGGCTCTGACGACTACCCCCCTCACCCATAAAATTTGCCTACTCAATAAAAACCCAGGCCTATAAAAGCGCAAGGACGGTTCAGGAGGGGGTCATCTCTTTCCACCTGCCCGCTGTGCCTACCTTGGAGATCCATTCCGCCCGGGCGGCTCGGTCGAGACGTCTCGTTGAGCTCTGTCTCCCGTTCCAGGCACCTCCTGAACCGCGCCTTTCAGGGTAAGTCTCCCCCCAGGTTGAGCTAGGCTACGACTCCCGTAGTCGCTCCCGCAGGGTCGGTCGAGGCTCCCTGACCCTCCGGCCGCGCACGGTTAGGCTCTGGTTTGCAACCCAACTTCCGCGTTCTTGTCTTATTCTCCGCCGAAATCGAAAGCACAGTGCCCCTCCCTGCACCACTGGCCCGGGGCCAGCATCCTGCCAGGGACGCGCGCCTGCTAAACCCGAGGGTGTTTTGGGCCTCTCCGGGAGGGGTACCCAGCCACTTCGGGTCCTTGTTCTCTCCGGGAGAGACAAACAAGTGGGGGCTCGTCCGGGATACCTACCCCTGCCCTCTCGCATTATGGGACAAACCTACGGCCTCTCGTCCAGCCCAATCCCCAAGGCCCCCAGGGGGTTATCAACCCACCATTGGTTAAACTTCCTCCAAGCCGCCTACCGGCTACAACCTGGGCCCTCCGACTTTGATTTTCAGCAACTACGGCGTTTCCTGAAGCTGGCTCTTAAAACACCTATTTGGTTAAATCCAATCGATTACTCCCTCCTAGCCAGCCTCATCCCCAAGGGTTACCCCGGGCGGACAATCGAAATCATTAATGTGTTAATTAAAAATCAAACGTCCCCCACCCCGCCTCCTGCCCCGTCTCTACCCGAACCAGCTAACCCACCGCCCCTCCAACAGCCCTCGGCTCCTCCGGAACCCCATACACCCCCCCCCTATATAAAGCCTCCCGCTACCCATTGCCTTCCCATACTACACCCACATGGGGCCCCCTCGGCTCACAGCCCTTGGCAAATGAAAGACCTGCAGGCCATCAAGCAGGAGGTCAGCACCTCAGCCCCCGGGAGTCCCCAGTTCATGCAAACAGTCCGGCTCGCAATTCAGCAATTCGACCCCACGGCCAAAGACTTACAAGATCTCTTGCAGTACCTCTGCTCCTCCCTAGTCGTCTCCCTTCACCATCAACAATTCCATACCCTGATTACCGAAGCTGAAACCCGGGGAATGACAGGTTATAACCCCATGGCCGGGCCCCTAAGGATGCAGGCCAACAACCCCGCCCAGCAGGGACTCCGGAGGGAATACCAAAACCTCTGGCTGGCGGCCTTTTCAGCTCTGCCAGGGAACACCCGCGACCCATCCTGGGCAGCAATCTTGCAAGGGCTAGAGGAACCCTACTGCGCTTTCGTAGAACGCCTTAATGTTGCCCTTGACAACGGCCTCCCCGAAGGAACCCCCAAAGAGCCCATCTTGCGCTCCCTGGCCTACTCCAACGCTAATAAAGATTGCCAAAAATTGCTGCAGGCCCGGGGCCATACTAATAGCCCCCTAGGGGACATGCTCCGAGCCTGCCAAGCATGGACACCCAAGGACAAAGCCCGGGTCCTCGTCGTCCAACCACGAAAGCCCCCGCCCACGCAGCCCTGCTTCCGCTGCGGGAAAACAGGGCATTGGAGCCGAGACTGCACCCTCCCACGCCCCCCCCCTGGTCCGTGTCCCTTGTGCAAGGACCCTTCCCATTGGAAACGAGATTGTCCACAGTTCAAACCCCCCCCAACGGAGGAGGAACCCCTCCTGCTGGACCTGCCCTCGGATGCCATTGCCACCGAGGAAAAAAACTCCCTGGGGGGGGAGATGTAATCTCCCCCCAACAAATCTCAATGCTCCCTGTCATTCCGTTAGAGCAACAGCACCAGCCCCTTCTAGACGTTCAAGTCTCCATTGCAGGCGCCCCCCCTCGACCTACCCAGGCACTCTTAGACACGGGGGCTGATCTCACCGTCCTGCCCCAGGCCCTTGCCCCCGAGTCAGTAAGTGTTTCTGATACAACGGTTCTGGGCGCTGGCGGACAGACCAGCTCCCAGTTCAAACTCCTTCAATCCCCCCTGTGCGTCTACCTACCCTTCCGGAGGGCCCCTGTTACCCTCCCATCATGCCTTGTAGACACCAATAGCAAATGGGCCATTATTGGCCGTGATATCCTCCAGAAATGCCAGAGTGTCCTGTACCTTCCGGAGGACAATCTGTGCAAGGGTACCCCCCGGCTCCCCGATGGAATAACTCCTCCCCGATTATTACCCGTGACCACCCCCAATGTCATTGGCCTTGAGCACTTCCCACCACCCCCACAGATAGATCAGTTCCCTTTAAACCTGAGCGCCTCCAGGCCTTGACTGACCTGGTCTCCAAGGCCCTGGAGGCTAGCTACATTGAACCTTACTCTGGACCAGGTAATAACCCCGTCTTTCCAGTCAAAAAACCAAACGGCAAATGGAGATTTATTCATGACCTAAGGGCCACCAATGCCATCACGACCACCTTGGCCTCCCCGTCCCCCGGACCTCCCGATCTCACCAGCTTATCAACAGCCCTCCCATACCTGCAAACTATAGACCTTACTGACGCCTTCTTCCAAATCCCCCTTCCAAAACAGTTCCAGCCATACTTCGCCTTCACCATCCCCCAGCCATGTAATTATGGCCCTGGGGCTCGGTATGCCTGGACTGTCCTTCCACAGGGATTTAAAAACAGCCCCACCCTGTTCGAACAACAGCTGGCCGCCGTCCTTTCCCCCATCAGGAAAACCTTCCCTATGTCTACTATCATCCAATATATGGATGATATACTCTTGGCCAGTCCTACACAAGAGGAACTGCAACAACTCTCCAAGATGACCCTCCAAGCGCTAGTCACCCACGGCCTTCCAGTCTCTCAGGAGAAAACCCAACAAACCCCTGGGCAAATACGTTTCCTGGGTCAAGTTATATCTCCCAACCATATTACCTATGAAACCACCCCCACCATTCCCATCAAATCCCAATGGACTCTCACTGAACTACAGACTGTACTAGGAGAGATTCAATGGGTCTCAAAAGGAACCCCCATTCTCCGCAAACACCTGCAGTGCTTATACTCCGCCCTCCGCGGATATCAGGACCCCAGGGCACACCTCCTCCTCCAGAAGCAACAGCTCCATGCCCTCCATGCCATCCAACAGGCCTTACAACACAATTGCCGCAGCCGTCTCAATCCTGCTTTGCCCATCCTGGGGCTTATCTCCTTGAGCTCGTCTGGCACAACCTCCGTCCTCTTCCAAGCCCGACAGCGATGGCCCCTGGTTTGGCTGCACACCCCCCATCCCCCAACCAGCCTGTGCCCCTGGGGTCACTTGCTGGCCTGCACTATCCTGACCTTGGACAAATACTCCCTCCAGCACTATGGCCAGCTGTGCCAGTCCTTCCACCATAACATGTCCAACACAGCTCTCCACGATTTTGTAAAAAACTCCCCCCACCCGAGCGTAGGCATCCTTATCCACCACATGGGCCGCTTTCACAACCTCGGCAGTCAACCATCTGGTCCTTGGAGGACTCTCTTACACCTTCCTGCCCTCCTCCAGGAGCCACGGCTCCTCCGACCCCTCTTCACGCTATCTCCCGTGGTTTTAACGACAGCACCCTGTCTCTTCTCCGACGGGTCTTCTCAAAAGGCGGCTTACGTGCTTTGGGACCAGACCATCCTCCACCATGACTCTGTCACGTTGCCCCCCCATGGCAGCAACTCAGCTCAAAAAGGAGAGCTTCTCGCCCTCCTTTCGGGAATCCGGGCGGCCAAGTCATGGCCATCCCTGAATATTTTTCTTGACTCCAAATACTTAATTAAATATCTCCATTCCCTTGCCATTGGAGCCTTTCTTGGGACTTCAACTCACCAGTCACTCTATGCCCATTTGCCTACCTTGTTACATAACAAGGTTATTTACCTCCACCATATTCGTAGCCACACCAATCTCCCCGACCCCATCTCCACTCTTAACGAATACACAGACTCACTCATTATAGCCCCTCTCATTCCCCTAACACCTCAGGATCTGCATAAACTTACCCATTGCAACTCCAGGGCCCTTGTTTCCTCAGGGGCCACCCCACAGCAAGCCAAGTCACTCTTACAAACTTGTTACACCTGCAACATCATAAACTCACAACATCACATGCCTCAAGGGCACATCCGTCGAGGGTTGATGCCCAATCACATATGGCAAGGAGATGTAACCCATTACAAATACAAGCGGAACCGATATTGCCTGCACGTCTGGGTTGATACCTTCTCCAACGCAGTCTCCATTACCTGCAAGACAAAAGAGACTAGTTCTGAAACTGTCAGCGCCCTCCTGCACGCTATCACTATCTTAGGCAAGCCCCTTTCTATAAACACTGACAATGGTTCTGCCTTCCTATCTCAAGAATTCCAGGCCTTTTGCGCCTCATGGCACATCAAACATTCCACCCATGTGCCTTACAACTCTACCAGCTCCGGGCTAGTAGAAAGGACCAATGGCATTGTTAAGGCCCTCCTCAACAAATATCTTTTAGACAGCCCAAACCTCCCCCTAGACAATGCCATCAGTAAAGCCCTATGGACCCTAAACCAACTCAATGTCATGTCGTCCCAGTGGAAAACCCGATGGCAACTCCATCATGGCCCCCGGTTGCGCCCCATCCCTGAAACACCTCGGCCTTCTAGGGCACCCACGAATTGGTACTATTACAAACTCCCTGGTCTTACCAATCAGCGGTGGAAAGGACCTTTGCAATCTCTCCAGGAAGCTGCAGGAGCAGCCTTACTCTCGATAGACGGCTCCCCTCAGTGGATCCCGTGGCGGCTCCTGAAAAAGACTGTATGCCCAAGGCCAGACGGCAGCGAACTCGTCGCACACGCAGCAACAGACCACCAACACCATGGGTAAGATAATTGCTTTCCTTTTATTCCATCTTACATGTATCACAATCACTAAACAGAGCCGGTGCACGCTTACGGTAGGTGTCTCCTCGTATCACTCTAGTCCCTGCAGTCTTGCCCAACCTATCTGCACCTGGGATCTCGACCTTCATTCCTTAACTACAGACCAACGTCTGTACCCTCCATGCCCCAATCTAGTTTCTTACTCTAACTTCCACAAGTCCTACTCCTTATATTTGTTCCCGCACTGGGTAAAAAAGCCAAATAGACAAGGCCTGGGATACTATTCTGCATCCTACAGCGACCCCTGCTCGCTCCAGTGCCCTTATTTAGGAAGCCAGTCTTGGACATGCCCTTACACCGGCCCCATCTCCAGCCCGTCTTGGAGGTTCCACCGAGATGTTAACTTCACCCAAGAGGTCAACCATGTAACCCTCCGGCTACACTTCTCCCGATGTGGCTCTTCTATGACCCTCCTCATAGACGCCCCAGGCTACGACCCCCTGTGGTTCATCTCTTCGGAACCCACTCAGCCCCCCCCCACTTCCCCACCATTAGTCCGCGACTCTGACCTTGAACATATCTTAACCCCCTCCTCCTCCTGGGCTACTAGGATGCTAACCCTCATCCAACTAACTCTACAAAGTACCAATTATTCTTGCATGGTTTGTATAGACAGAACCAGCTTGTCGTCCTGGCACGTACTCTATACCCCTAATATCTCTGCCTCACCTGGGGGCGACTCCTTGCCTATACTTTATCCCTCCTTGGCCCTACCGGCCCCCCAACCCCAGCCGTTTTCCTGGTCTCACTGTTACCAGCCCCACCTACAGGCAGTAACTACAGCCAATTGCAACAATTCCATTGTCCTGCCCCCATTCTCTCTCACCCCGGTGCCTTCCCCTGGGACAAGAAGCCGCCGGGCTATTCCAGTGGCTGTATGGCTCGTCTCAGCCCTAGCGGCCGGGACTGGTATTGCAGGGGGAATAACCGGATCCCTGTCCCTAGCATCAAGCCGCAGCCTGCTTTTTGAAGTTGACAAAGATATTTCCCACCTCACACAAGCCATCGTTAAAAACCATCAAAACATCCTCCGCGTAGCACAATATGCAGCCCAAAATAGAAGAGGACTAGACCTCCTGTTTTGGGAACAAGGAGGCCTCTGCAAAGCCATACAAGAGCAATGTTGCTTCCTTAACATCAGCAACACCCATGTGTCCGTCCTTCAGGAGCGCCCCCCCCTGGAAAAGAGAGTCATCACAGGATGGGGTCTCAACTGGGACCTAGGGCTATCCCAATGGGCACGGGAAGCACTCCAAACTGGTATAACCATCCTAGCCTTGCTCCTCCTTGTCATACTGTTCGGTCCTTGTATCCTTCGCCAACTCCAATCACTTCCCCACCGGCTACAGAACAGGCACAACCAATACTCTCTTATTAACCAGGAAACCACACTATAACAGCCCAGCTAATTGCTGCAGGAGGTCTCCATGGCACTTCCCCCTACCGTTTATCCACCCACACTCCCCAATTCCAGAGGAATCTCCCCCTATATCCAGACCCGATTCAAACTGATTTAGTAAATCAAAAAGCTCCTCTAACTCCTGCTCACATTCCTCCCATAAACACGTCCGCTCCCCCTCCAAGACACTGATATATCCCTCTAACATCTCACAATACCCTTCAAACCCCAGCAACCCTATACACTCTAACTGTTGATGTCTCTTTTCGCGCTCTCGACGCTTTTCTTCCTTCTCCCGCAGCCGCTCCCTTCTGCGCTGCTCCTTCTCCTCGCGTTGTTTCAGAATTTCCATGATTTCCTTCTGCTCTTCCGCCAGCGCCCTCCGGCGACCATCCCGTACATCCTCTCCGACCGACCCTGATCCTAAGGGTCGCCCCCGTGTTGTCTTTCTCAGGCCTCCTCCAGAACACGATACACCAGTCACCACCACCTCAGGATCCCCCAATGGCAGCCTTCTGAAATACTCTAAACAAAATACATGCCTTTCTTCAGCCCACTTTCCAGGTTTCGGACAGAGCCTCCTCTATGGATACCCAGTCTACGTGTTTGGCGATTGTGTTCAAGCCGATTGGTGTCCCGTTTCAGGTGGGCTTTGTTCCACCCGCCTGCACCGGCATGCCCTTCTCGCCACCTGCCCGGAGCACCAGCTCACCTGGGACCCCATCGATGGACGCGTTGTCGGCTCTCCTCTCCAATACCTTATCCCTCGGCTCCCCTCCTTCCCCACCCAGAGAACCTCCAAGACCCTCAAGGTCCTCACTCCCCCTACCACTCCTGTCTCCCCCAAGATTCCACCCGCCTTTTTCCAATCCATGCGTAAACTCTCCCCCTACCGGAACGGGTGCCTATACCCAACTCTCGGAGACCAGCTCCCCTCCCTTGCCTTCCCCGACCCCGGTCTCCGGCCCCAAAACATCTACACCACCTGGGGAAGAACCGTAGTTTGCTTGTACCTCTACCAACTATCTCCCCCGATGACCTGGCCCTTAATACCTCACGTCATATTTTGCCATCCCAAGCAGTTAGGGACCTTCCTGACCAACGTACCTCTAAAACGCTTGGAAGAATTACTATACAAAATATTCTTGCATACCGGGGCCATTATAGTACTCCCCGAAGACACCCTCCCTACTACATTGTTCCAACCTGTTAGAGCCCCCTGCGTCCAGACGGCTTGGGACACGGGGCTTTTACCCTACCACTCTCTCATAACTACTCCAGGCCTAATATGGACGTTCAATGACGGTTCGCCCATGATTTCCGGCCCCTGCCCCAAACCGGGGCAGCCATCTTTGGTGGTACAATCCTCCCTGTTAATCTTTGAAAAATTCCAGACCAAAGCTTTTCATCCTTCCTACCTACTGTCCCATCAACTCATCCAGTACTCCTCGTTCCATAACCTCCACCTTCTCTTCGAGGAGTATACTAACATTCCAGNTTCCTATTTGTTTAACGAAAAAGAGGCAGATGACAGTGACTCTGACCCTGGGCCTTCTAACCTCGGGGCCGCCCAGGGCGAGTCATCAGCTTAAAAGGTCACGCTGTCTCACACAAACAATCCCGGGAACAGGCTCTGACGTTTCCCCCTGCAGACCATTTGAGGAACCAGGAACTACTCTCCAGAAAAATAACCTCGCCCTTACCCACTTCCCCTTGCCTTGAAAAACAAGGCTCTGACGACTACCCCCCTCACCCATAAAATTTGCCTACTCAATAAAAACCCAGGCCTATAAAAGCGCAAGGACGGTTCAGGAGGGGGTCATCTCTTTCCACCTGCCCGCTGTGCCTACCTTGGAGATCCATTCCGCCCGGGCGGCTCGGTCGAGACGTCTCGTTGAGCTCTGTCTCCCGTTCCAGGCACCTCCTGAACCGCGCCTTTCAGGGTAAGTCTCCCCCCAGGTTGAGCTAGGCTACGACTCCCGTAGTCGCTCCCGCAGGGTCGGTCGAGGCTCCCTGACCCTCCGGCCGCGCACGGTTAGGCTCTGGTTTGCAACCCAACTTCCGCGTTCTTGTCTTATTCTCCGCCGAAATCGAAAGCACAGTGCCCCTCCCTGCACCACTGGCCCGGGGCCAGCATCCTGCCAGGGACGCGCGCCTGCTAAACCCGAGGGTGTTTTGGGCCTCTCCGGGAGGGGTACCCAGCCACTTCGGGTCCTTGTTCTCTCCGGGAGAGACAAACA